AGGCGGTGGGTGTCCCGGCGATCCCTGATGAGCCGTTGATAGTCAGTAGGGTGACATCGTACCACGTCGGGTCGTCGGCACGAAGCTGGATAACCGCTTTGAGGGTGTAGCCCACTTGGGGGTCAGTGTCAAACGCCATTCCGCCCAGTACCTTGACGTCGATACTTCGTGACCATGTCGACGTCGTGACGGTCAACGTGCCCACGGCGTTGGACGGCGAAAAGACACTGAGCAAGCGCCCTCGTGCGGTGTAGTAATCGTCGACAGACGATGTCACGGCAAAGACGGGAAGTTGTAGAATCCGCGGGTCGAGGCGAAAGTCTACGTCGGTGTCGCCGTGTTGCATCGGCCCGCGCTGGGTGATGCGGTGCATGGGGGCAAGGCCGAAACCTTGGTCGCCTTGGTAGTAATACGTTATCCCTGAGGTCGCGTCGTAGCCATTGAGGTTAAACGTTGCCCCGGCGACGGTGTACGTGATTGCGTAGCTCATGCCATGCCTCCGGCGAGTAGTTGCATCGCCCGCAAATCCTGACTAATGGATGACTCTGACTGCGCTGTTTGATACGATGCGCTGAGGTAGTAATTCTGTGTCGTCTGATTGACCGCGCCGACCGCTGAGCCAGCCGTCGCGCCGATTGCGCCGGTCACGTCGGGGATTCCCTTGACGATACCCGCCGCCCTACCTGCGCTCATCTGATAGCCAACCTGCTCCGCAAAGAGTTTCGACGGTGACGCAATGCCAAGGAACTTTTTCGCCGCATCCAGCGCAGACGAAGCGGCGCTCTTGGCGGCGTTGGCAATCATCGTCGCCCCTGCGCTGATGCCTTGGGCGATACCACTGGCAATCTGTGAGCCGATGCTAATTGCGGTGTTGACAATGCTCGTTGCCATGCTTTGCAGTGTGCTGACCACGCTTGCGACCATGCCCATCACGGCGTTATTGACCGTCGTCGCAAAGGTGAGCACCGCCGTGCGCACGGTGTCAAAAGCACCGGCAAAGTCGCCACGAAGCGCTTGGCTAATCGCGGTCAACACTCCGATGACCAATGTCTGGAGCGGTTGCATCAGCGCCGTCCAGCCTTGCATCATCATAGAGATATACGGCCAAATGATGGTAAAGACACTGTAAAGCGCTTCGAGTTCATGGCGCATACCGTCTATTGCAATGCCGACGACCTGCATAAGGATTTGCCCAAGCAAGGTAAACACGTCGATAGTGCCTTGGATGCTTGCTTGGATTGCAGGGCTCGCAAGCGTCGCCATGATTGCGCTCGCCATGCTGGCAAAGATGGGCATCGCCGTCATTGCTAGGTTCTGCAAGGCAAGCGTGACAGGGTCGACGATGTAGGCAAGGGTGGCAAAGCCCGACTCCATTTGACTCATTCCGCCTTGCCAATCAGTACCGCTTATCACATTGCCCAGCGCCGTTGACACGCCACTAAGCGATGCGATGATGCCGTCCCAATCGGTGCCATCAATGAAGCCGGTAAAGGCGATAACCATCGATTCAACGGCGGGTACAAGCGTCGTTGTCGCAAAGCCGGCGAAGCGCTCAATGACGGGAAGTAGTGAATTACCAAGCGTCTGCTGGACGTTGGCGAGTTTTTCTTGGAGGATGATTTGGCGACCGGCGAAGGTGTCGACGGCAGCTAAGGCGCTCCCACCGAATTGCGTGGTGAGTTCGCCAAGGATGATACGTTGTGCGCTGGCGACGTCGCCCGCTTCGACCATCGCCTTGATTTGCTCTTTTTGCGCATCGGTGAATTGCACACCGGCGCGGCTTAATGCGGTGATGCCTGCTAAGGGATCATTGAGCGCTTTGCCAACTTGCATCGCACTACTTTGCAAATCGGTACCCAACGCTTGGCTCATGTCAATGATTGCTTGCGTCGCTCCGCCGAAGTTTTCGCCACGTATCTGCGTAAAGGTGGCAAGGACATTTTGTGCGCCCAAGATTGCATCGTCGCTAAACAGTGACATTCCTGAGGCGGCGCTCAGTGCATCAGCCATGTCGGCCATTTGGTCGGCAGTGAGTCCCGCCGCTTCGCCCGTCGATTTAACGACGGCTTCGGTCTGCGCAAAGACTGATTGAAACGACGCCGCCTCTTCGATTGACCCGGCGATAAAGTCGGTAATCTTGGCAAAGCCAGCGCTGGCTAAACTGACTGCGGCGCTTCCAATCGCTTGAAAGGCGCCGGTTGCAATGCTACTCAGTGCATCAAAGCCTTTGCCGGCGGTCTTCGCTTTGTTGCCGACGCCATCCACCGCATCGGACGCCGCATTGGCTGCGGTCTCTACGCTGGAGGCGTCGCCCTGAAATCGTATGATGACGGTCTCTTCTGCCATTACTTTTTTTTCCTTTTGTTGACCTCAGCTTCAATGCCAATCATCGCAAGGTGTTGCTGGATGATGTGCCACGGCGGGAGGTCTTGGGGTGGGCAGTGGTAAATATCGCGACAGCACACAAGCTCGATGTACTCCAGCGGTGCGGGGCTGTGCGTCCAGAGGTGAGCCCGCACCGCCAGTCCTAGTTTCCCGAGTCGGTGCCTGAGAGTTTCTTGGTTAGGGCGTCGATGATGATGCGCAAATGCTTGGCGGGCAAGTCTTCGACTTTGCGTCCGTCGTCGGTCACGACGCACTTATCAAGGATTGGCAAAATGGCCGTCATGTCGCCTGCGCTTCCCGCCTTGGATAACGTCATCATGTCACGGATGGTCAAAAGGTCGGCGTCGATGGTGTAAAGACTCATAAGAGGGCATCTCCTATCTGGGCATCAACGTATGGCTAGGCGCACGGATGCCCACGTGCGCCACGCCCTGCAAAATTAGGTGTTGGCGGTGTAAAGGATGCCAGGCGCCGTGATGGTGAATGACACCATGATGGGCCCAGCGGACGTAGCGTCAATCGGCGGGTAATCCATCGATGTGATATAGCCGGTCGCCATGGTTTCGTATTGGTCGGCACCCGATGCGGCGCCAAGCGGTAACCATTTGAGCTTGGTGGCGGTCTTGGCTTCAAACAGTGCCCGCACTGATTGGAAGGCTTCGGCGGCGGTTTCGGTATAAAGGATATTGACAGTCACTTCGACGGTCTCGAACTTGCCCATCGTAATGAGTGCGTAGTTTCCGTCAAAGGTGTGCGCCGAGCCGTTGATGACCGATGCGGTCACGGCGTCAACGCTTTGCGATGAGCCGGAAATGTCGACGTATGCAGCGCTGGCATAGATGGATATGGTAGCGGCCGCTCCGGATACTGCGGTAGTAGTCTGTGCCATGGAGTCCTCCTATTGGATAATTTCGGTAATGCTGAGCGTGGCCGTGACTGCGTCGTGCCATGATCCCGACGCTTGGGGCCACTCGAGGACGGAGCTACGCAGTTGACACCGCGTCAACGTCCAGCGGTTGGTGACTAAGGTGCGCACGGCATCATGGTATGCGGCGAGATACCCTTGCATGTCGGGTTGAATATCTTTGAGCCCATAGCCCATCCCTGCTTTGCGGAGTAGCGCAATGTCGGTAATCGTCCACTCCGTCGTCATGACATGGCCACTGCCAAACGTCGCCACTTTTTGCATCGTTGACGCAAAGCCGACGGCGTTGATGACACGACATGGAATATTCGCAATGTCGAAGTGATTGCGCATCTCATCGCCGACATGCACGTCATAGTCATAGCCTGTGATAGTCATGGCGGCGAGTTCGTCGATGATTGCGGAGAGTTGGCTACCCATTGCTACGACCTCCGACGATACGGACGAAGTAACTCAAGGACGTCCGAAGGGATGCGTGGTGCGGACAATACGACACCATCGGCAGAGACGATGGGGCGGTCGGAGTCTGGCGTGCCGTCTCGTTGCCGGTACAAATAGGCACCGATGCGCAGCGCAGCTTGGATGATGTCCGCCGGCGCCGTTGCACTGTACGCCCACTTGGCGGTCACACTGACTGACTCTTCGATAGTCGTTGAATACGTCCACGTCACATTCGCCGATGATTTGATGCGGATAGCATATTTCGGCGTGATGTTCCCGGGCAGTAGTACCACATCACTCGTTGCAATCGCGGTGCCGTTGCCGTTGGTAATGCTGGTCAGTTCATAGAACTCGGCAAAGCCAAGTGACAGCGTGTAGTAGTCGAGAAGGTCGCCGCCGTCCATGTAAGAGATGGGAGTGAACTTCTTGACCGTCCCCGCTCCCGCCCACTCAAAGACGCGATGGGTATATTGCTCTATTACATGCTGGGCGCGGTCGGCAAAAAGCCCGAGCTGGGTGTCGTCGGCGTTCCCACTTATCTTCATGTAACTCTTGAGGTCGGTCGCGGTGATGTAGGCCACGTTATACCACTCGCTTCTTCTTGGGCGCTTCTTCGGTCTTGGCTTCTTCTAGTGCGACGGCCGATCCCTGTGCAATAAGCATCTCGGCGTCTGCGGGGCTCGTGTCGTAGATGTCGCCGGGTTCATACACCGTATGGGTGTTGCCGTCACTATGGACGAGGCGGTGAATTAGTTGTACTTGCATCGTGGCATCCTTTGTAGCACGAGGCGACGCCGAAGCGCCGCCCCGTCAATGCGTCGTTTAGGCGTGGGTGCCGACGGCGAATGCTTCGGGTTGCGTGACGTCGCCACCGTAGCGCCATGATGCGACGATGTAGGTCAAGCCTTTGCGTACATCGCGCCATCGGTCAATCTGTACGCCCGAGGTGCGCTCACAGAAAGCGTAGTAGTTGAAGTTGCCAAACCACAGCGACTTGTTGCCGGTGCCGATGGCGGCGACGGCTTCGCTGAGTCCTACACGCCAGCCTTCGATGTAGCGCACGCCACCTTCGATGCTGGACAATGGGTGATAGTTGGTGAGGTCAAGTGTGCGCACGGCGCCCCACGTGGCGTTGCGCATGACCCAGCCAGTCTGTCCGTTTTGCAAGTAGTTGCCATTGACTGCGGTGCTGACTGCAACGACTTGGGCGTTGGTGATTGCGCTGGCACTGAGGGCGACGCTATTGGTCACGCGGGCATTGAGGCCGTAGGGTTGACCCGAGCCGGTGCCCAAGAGAATGTAGTTATTCGATGAGACCGCCATTGCCCGCGCAATTTCGACTTGCATAAATTGCTCGAGGTTGCTTGACGTGTCGGCCAAGAGTTCGTCGGAGGCGGCGAATTCGAGGGTATCTTTGTACAGCTGAATGGTGCGACTGTTGGCCAAGTTGGGCTCGGAGGCGGTCGCAGTGGTGCCTTCGGACACAATGCCCGGCGTTGCCTTGGTGCTTTGCGCAGGCATGATGTGCTTCCATGATTCCGTGGTGACCCGAGTGAAAGCGAATTGACCAAGCAGGCTCATGTCGTCACGCTTGGCGACGATTTCGCGATTGACCGTGGTTGGTACGGTGAACCCGCCGTCGTTGTTGGTGGCTTCGGTCATGGTCTTGAACGCATGGCTTTTGGCGTTGTGCAATACGTCGAGGACGCTGTTATCAGCGACGCCACGGACATAGGCTTTGTAGGCGCGCTCGTAGTCACGGCTGGCAAAGGGATCGGTATCGTTGTCGACGGCGATGCTTTTCACGGTGGGGGCGGGGGCGACAATGGTGCCACCGGCGACGGGCTCGCCTGCGACGCTTTTCAGTGCATCCACGACGGCGTCTTTGACGATTTGGTTGATGTTTTCCACAGTAGTTCCTTTGTTGTGATTGAGAGATAGGGTGTTATCGCTTGGGCTCAACGGCGCCGTCGCATTGCGCACGGCATCGTCCTGAGTTGCCTTCACTTCGGTTAATGTGCGGGGCTCGGCTGGCGTCGGAGTGAGTGAGATTTCGCCGACAATCCATCGCTTGAGTTCGCCCCCTTTGCGTACGACGAGGTGACTGAGTGCGCCGGTGCTTAAGCCCAGCGCTCCGCTCTTGACGAGCTTCATGACGTCGCCGATGTAGCCGAGACGTTTGTCTAGCTCAATCTCAACGTCAATCCCATCGTCGGTCGGTGTCCATGCTTTGACCGTGCCGATTTGCCCACGGATAGTTGACATGCCGTGGTCGTAGTAGACCGGCATGCCAATCGGGCTCCGGGTATCGCCGAGGTCGGTGGCTTTGGTGAATCGGTCACCGGTGAGGTCTTGCCCACCATACACGATGCCACGACCACGCAGCACGTAGTCGCCCACGGCCTTAACTCCGCCCCCATAGGATTTGATAAAGTCGGTCATTGTGTTACTCCGAGTAAACGACGGGCCAACGCTTTTACTTCGTCCCCTACTTCTATTGTCAGGGGGGTGTCAAGTGTGGATTTTGTTGCCATCATTTCCGCATCGTCCATCTCTGGCATAACGTCGCTTGATTCCGCTTCTGCCATCGGCTCAGCGACGGCTTCCACAGTCTCCACCGTGATGACGGCTTCGGGAATCACCCAGAGTTTACACACGGCGTATTCTTCGATGGAGCCTTCGACGATTGCGCATTGCCCCTCGGGCTGATAAAAGTAGCAGTACTCGCAGGCGATCCCCTGTGATGCAAAGGGATTGGCTTCGGCAGGCATGTAGTGTGCACCGTTGGCGCCGACGCCTTTGTCAAACTTGCCTGCTTCGTGGGTCACTTCGACGAGCGCCGACACCATCATGCGTTGCCGAGTGTTAAACTCTGCGCCCAGCTCAATCGCTTTGATTGACTTCGGCTCTTCGTCCATCTCCATCCCATCGTCGCCAAGCTCTGCCATGTACTGCGCCACACTTTGCGCCGCTTTGCGGGCACTGCGGATGAGCTTCATATCCGCTTCACTGTGACGGCGTGATGCCTTTGTCTCTTCCATTGTGGTAGTCTCCCTCATAATCTGATTTGCCCACGTGCGTCCTGCGTCACCACCCCAGCCTTGCCATGCTTGCCAGCCCTTGCCCTGCTCATCCCATGTTGACCCCTGCTTATCCACTTCGTGACGGGCGAAGTACGACACCATGCGCTGAATCGTATCAAGCGACACCGGGCTACGATTGGCGAGTTGCGTCGCCCGTGCGATGCCGACCGGCGTCATACCCCGCTGGCTTGGTGGCTTCTTTGCCCTGACATCGAGGGCTTGGCGAGCATTGCGTGCTACGTCGGCAGGCGGGGGGTATGCCACCGCTTTCACTTCGTCTGCCGTCGCAATGGTGAGGGCGGCGAGGTAGGCGTTGGCGTCCGATGCACGAGCATAGCAGTGCATCGGCTTGGCGACGCCTTCTTTGTACACACAAAACTGCCCTCCGCTGGCTTCGATGTAATACGGCATTACAGCGCCTCCATTGTCTTAGTGAGGATGGTCTGCAACGTGCCGTCTTGCTTGACCCGGTCGGCGGCTTGCATTGCCGTCGTCCAGCGTCCTTGGTGTATCGGTGCTTGCTGGTCGCCCACGACATACGGCGCATAGCTGGCAGCCGACGTTAACACGGCGTTGTCTCCGTCGAGGGCGGTGCGGTAGGACTGTGATAGGCTTTGACTCCCTCGCAGTCCATTGCCACGCCCGCGGACGTAGGGAAAACTGATATTTCCGTTGGCGATATTGGCCATGACGAAGCGCCGTTGCTTCTGCGACTTATAGACTTGTGCGCCGGCACGGGGTGGTGGTGGTTTGTCCATGAGCAGAATACCGGCGACTTCCTGCGCATAGCCCAGTGTGACCGTGCGCATGGCGTCGAGAATCTGTGCGGTGCTGATGCGTCCGATGATTTCAAAGTCGGTGGGCATGGTTAGTCCCTCACGAGTCTAAGTGTCGTTGCACAGCGACAATTTGGATGCGCTGGAGGCTCGTAGCCATCCCAGCCTTCGGACTCTTTGCGTCCATCCAAGGGGTAACAAATGGGGCACTCCTTGACCATCTCGTCTCGCTCCGTCACCCAGATGCGCTCGTAGGTAAGCCCTTTTTCTTTAAGGTAGCCTTGGTAGATGATGCCTGCCTGCGTCTGGGCTCTGACAATCTCCGTGCGTGCGATCATCAACGCACGCGCAGGGTCTACCGCAGGATTGAGTAAGGCGGCGACGTCCTGCGCCGTCATGCCCTCGGTTTGGCGGTAGGCGTCGATGACCTTCTTAATCCGCTCAGCGGTCGTGCTGTCAATAAGTCGTGTCTCGAGTGGGACGTAGTCAACCAGCCAATCCACCACACGGTCGTTCGTCGCATCATCGGAGCCCACGCCGATGTCGATACTAATTTCGTCAATGCGTTGCTGCGCCGCCTTAGATAATTCACGGTTTAACACCGGGGCAACGACGTCGGCCAACGTCGGGTCGACGGGTTCATTGCGCATGATTTTGCGCACCCATGCACTACCCCGCTTTTCAAACTCCGGCACGAGTTCGTTGTATATCCGTCGCTCATCTTTGGTCATATCGTCGACCGCTTTGACTTCTTCGACGACATGCAACGCCTCATGCACCGTCATGTCATCGCGCAGCCGTGCCATCACGGATTTGACTTCATCGGCAGAGATAACGGCGCTATCGAAGTTACACTGTGGTGTCTTCCCTGCCTTGATGCGCCGTTCTAATTTTTTTGCGAGTAATGCCCAGTCCACTGAGCGGGTCGCCGTGTCGGGCTGGGGTGGCGTCGTGGCGCCGACGACCGGCGTCGGCTCCTGCGGTGTGGTGTCCTGTGGTAATTCACTTGGTGGCGCTTCGGTCGTCGGTGTTAAGAACATTTCGTCGACACCGTCATAGCCGAGGATGCGCATCGCATCAGGCAAGGGAAGCCCTGCTTGGGTGAGCTTGAGCAACGAATCAGCTCGGTCGGCTTCGTCGGCTTGCATGACGTCAAGCATTTCTGGGTTAAAGCGTATCTCATAGCCAAGTGGGCCAAGGAGTTGATTATTGAGAATCTGTTCATACATGCCAAGCCGTGGTACGACGGTTTCTCGCCAAAAGCTTTGTCGGTCGCTGTCTGCCGTTGCGTAATTGGCGGCGCTGGCTTCGAGCATGGTGCGTGGGACGCCGAGGGTCATCGCAATGGACGTGATGACCCGCTCTTGTAGCTCAGGTAACATCATCGTGTTAATGTCGGGTGTGACCTTTTGCACTTTGAGTTCTGGGCTACGCACAAAGAGACTGCGAAAGGCGTTGGCCACTCCGCTAATGCGTGTTGAAAACTCACCACGAAACCGTGCGAACTCCGCGTCGTCCATGGACTCGGGCAAGTTCATCACCATGACCGGTTGGGCACCACCCTCGAAGAAGGCGGAGGTAAAGCGCTCGAGGTAATGACCCAGCTGGCTACTTTGCAAAGCGACTTGGGCCGGTGCGAGACCGGGTAAGATGTCGTCACGATACGACGGCTCACGAAAATAGACGATGTTGTTGATATCCCAAGGCCCATAGATTTTACCGAGTTGTGTTTGCGTAAACAGTGCGCCACTATACGGATTCTCGAGCGTCGCTTTGGTCGGCTCGAAGCTCACTGTCATTGTGGTGGGATTAAGTACCACGAAGCCAGTCATGGTGCGCCCGTTGATGACGCGGTACCAATACGCGCCACCGGTGAGCAACAAAGATCTTTCCGTCGCTTTAATAAGTTCCGACGGTGATTGACGCCACGGCCAATCCACCGTCGCCCCTCTGCGGGTCAGTGTGTACGGCACCGTGCTGATTGCGTCACAGCGCAGATTGACGGCGCGGTACAACATCGGCACCACTTCGTAGGCATCCGTCGCCGTAGCAATGCGCCCACTGCGTGACATGCTCTGCATCCATCCGGGATAATTGATTGTCACGATGTCCACCCCCAGTCAAACTTCGGTTTACTCACCACCATCATCACAGCTCCTGACACTGCGTCTACGTAGTCGTCGTGGCTTCCACTGGGAAAGGCGACGACTTCATCTAAAAACGTTTTCACCCATTGCCCCTGCACAATCTTGACTGCGCCACCCTCCGCACGCGCCGCCCATGGCATCGCCCGGCTTTGCTTGTCTTTGTCGACTCTGATTCCTCGGAATGGTACACCGACAAGCGCAGGGTCACGCCGTACTTCTTGGACAGCAGCGAGGCCGTGCAAGGC